GCCTTAGCTTTTATCAGCCCACGCATGAGCCCAGGGCTCGCATTCAAATACTTTGTTGGGTACCAGACCAACTTCTGAATCGTCCACATGGGGTCAACCACAATGCCACTGTCCGTCACTGTGCGACCACAAAAAGATGCCAAGCTGTAATGAGGAGCGTACTTCAACTTCAGCTTCAAACCCAATTTGCTGATTAGACTTGGTCTTATCTTGAAGGCGCGGAAGATACCGTCGTCCCCCTCAACCAAAGTGTCCAACCTGCTGAATGAGAATGAATCGCCTTCACGGCAGAACCTCAAATACTTAAGCATGAACAAATTCAAGAAACTGTTCTGAAACGACGTCCAAAGAGCACCAGACATGAGACGACTAGGTATAGTAGCACGAACGCCAGAACTAGGAAAATCCATAACGTTAGTACCAAGTACCAGAGAACGAAACACAACAAAGGACTCATCATCAATGCCACCACGTAGGTAATCCACGAATTCGACAAACAACGATGCATAAGCCCCCGAATGGTGGCATTCGAATGAACTGAAATCAGTGTATCCCACAGGACCTTGCATGTTCTCACGCAATATAGCATCCCGCTCAGTGTTGCACCGACCTTTAACAAAGCATTCCCTGTCGAAGAAAACCTTCTCAAGGGATTTAATGAATGGACCCAACTCATACTTGACATGGTCCGGGTACGAATTGATTGCCCGAGGTGCTTTAACCTCTTGGTAAGCTTCGTCCTTGATGAAACTTGCACAAACGTTTCGGTGGACCAGTCCCATTTGGCCTCGTTCTTCGTAGCTTCGTGCCAACTGGAGTTTTCTCTCTCCTGAGTAGTGCGTCCCCTCAAGCCACTCCTCCGTGCCAAGTCTGGTTGACAGAGGCATGAACTGGCTGAAGTTATCGCGGGCAAAAGAACAGAACTTAGCCACCTCACCATGATCCCGGTCAGGCATAGCGCAACCAATACGGTGACGCAAAGCACACGCCACATTGTGCGGATCGCTCCTATCTGCTCTGAAACCGGAAAATAATTCCCCATGAGGCCCTGTGATTCGAAGCTCAGCAGCTCCGAAAGCAACAGGCCTAACGAGTGTTTGGCGAGGCTTGACCCGGATTTGAAGGTCGGGGCTTGCATCGTTGAGAGCAAATCCTCCTGGGACAATGTAACCATACATCTTATGTCGGCCAGACCCAGGGCTCTCAACCGCAGGTTTTCCTGCTTGCACGCTACCAGCATGTTGACGATTCCGTCTGCCAACTGACGGGACTCGCGAAGCACCTCATCGCTCATGTCCAAATTACCCCATTGTGAGAGGCAATGCGCTGCTCTAGACCGGGTCAGGGCGTCGGCGCGGTCAGAGCTGACCAAGTGGATATTGCAAATGCCTAGAATGGCAACCTTGCTGACCAACATGTCTTGGCTCCTACGCACGCGCAACTTACCGCAGGTACAGACCTGACCTTCTGTAACGGTCACGTACCTTACATCAGCGGGACCTCTGATATGGGCTCTCTCTGGGCCCCACCTGCTGGGCCTGGTCGCCTTGTATGTGGTGACGTTGTCATCACCCATCTTTGCGACCATGTCCGACTCCTCAACAGAGGAATCGAACGTGAGAGCCATGAAGTTGCTCCTAGGGCAGCAAACCTCATCCCCGTGTCTACCAAACACCATTAGGTCCGTCTCGTCATGGCTACGGGGTATCTCACCCGTGCTCAGGTATATTGTGTCTGGCAACAGCAGTAGACCTGGTGACTCCCAATCAGCGGAATCATCCTTTTGCAGGATCCCGCCTGGTTCACTCCGCCACATCAGTCTGGCTCTGTGCCACAACCCGTTGAGAACACTCCCTGGGCCTGGGTTCTTCTCCACGCCCTGGCGGCTCAGACGGTTGTACACGTCAAGTGCATGCCTCCTATCGACATGCCCAAAACCAACAGCTTGCCTAACGAACATCGAACTCCGCACAATGCCCCAGTTGACAACACCGGCGACTTGGGCAAAAATCAGCAGAGCCTTAGGAGTGATCTTGTCCTCCTTGTCTATCTCCGGCCATGCCGAAAAATAATCACCCTCCTCGGTTGTCATCCAACCCATGCGCCTGCCCACGCTAATAACAACAGCGTGGGGTGCCATGTCCTTCTGCAGGGCCGTGGACACCACCTCAATGACCCTACGGCCCAGTGAGGTGAGTTCCCTAACGCCCCTGATGATCTCCTCAAGCTCAGCCATTCTGGCGTAACTCACACGTTTAGTGCGTGACATGAAGATAGGAGACCACATCTTCACATAGGAGATGCCAGCCCTAAGGCTGGCAAGGTGGAACTTAGCGTTTATGTCGCGGATGCGGCATTCCAGAGCCTTTTTCACAAGCACTGTGAACCTGCCTATCTCACGATTTTTGGCGTACATTTGGTCCTCCGTGAACCTACCCAATCTCTTGGGGTCGGTTGGCAGGTGAGCCTCACGCCTCTCTGTCCTCGCCAGGGCCATATTGGCCCTATACTCCACTCGACGCTCCATCTGGGGTACTTTTTTCCCCCTAGCTGTGATGGCGAAGGACTTAGGGTCAAAAAACCCATCATCCCCTCCGTCATCAAAACTGTCACGCCTACGACGACGCCCCTCACGGGCTTGGCGTCTCGAGGCGACCATTGCGTTGCGCTGTCGCTTGTACTGCGGATCCGCAGCTAAACGATGCGCAATCCCACCTTTGCGGGACCAATCTGAGCGTTGAATGAAAGAAGCGAGAACTTGTTCACGAACGCGACGGTGGCTAGCCGTTAA